ATGAGTTTGAAAATTATTATGGGAAATATGTTTTCGGGGAAAACAACCGAACTTATACGACGTTTAAAAAGGTACAAAGTTATAGGAAAACGTATTCTCGTATTAAATTCAAGTCTCGATACGAGATCAAGTGATGAAGTTTTAAAAACACACGATAATTCAAAATTCGAATGTTTAAAAGTTAGTAATCTAGAAGACGTAGATTACAGCGAAGTTGACATTGTCGCGGTAGACGAAGCACAGTTCTTTTCGGGTCTAAAACCATTCGTTGAAAAGGTACTCATGGACAATAAAACTATACTCTTAGCAGGTTTAGACGGTGATTATAAACAGGAAAAATTCGGTGAAATTATAGATTGTATCCCACTCGCCGATAAAGTTTTCAAAATAACAGCTATGTGTATGGAATGTATGGATGGAACCCATGGACCATTTACAAAACGTATAGTCGATTACGAAGGTAAAAATTTAATAGGGGATAAGGAAATGTATAAAGCCGTGTGTAGAAAACACCTTTAAAAATTAGTATACAATAACAAATGCACTTGAAAGAATTAAAAAATCACGTGCATGTGTTACAGGAAGAATTCGAAAAAATTCCCAATACATTCATACGCGATGAGCCTAGATTGGAAGGTGAATGGGTAGGATCAAAACATTTACAGGATGTTGTTTCTTTATATGCAAAAGGTAATCATGGTTGGCTCAAAGGAGGACAGGATCACGTTTTTGATAAATGGATTAGTTGGCCTCTTATTTGGGATGGTAAACCTGTACCAGGTAATTGTGCAATATGCCCCAAGACATTTGCTATACTTTCACAAATAAAGGAGATACACGTTGCAGGATTTTCACTCATGAAAGGTGGTGTTACTCTAAAAGAACACGTTGATGAGGTAGGCGAAAGGTACTTATTCACGTACCATTTAGGAATAAAGTGTCCTGAAAAGTGTATATTACACCATTCAGAAATGGGCGACATAACAGAAGAAAATGGGAAACATATTATTATGAATGCTCGTAAAAAACATTGGGCAGAAAATCAGTCAGACGAGGATAGAATTATTCTGTACATGGAAATATATTCTTGATATACTATAACAATGAATAACGATCCCAGATTAACCGATACCCAAAAAGCTTTATTTGCATTACCAACACTAACTGTTATATTTCTTGTATTGCTCATACTCCTAAACAAAAAAATCAGAAGAAGTCCAGGTGTTTACATATCACTCGCATTAGCGTCCATTCATTTATATCACCATTACACCCTCGTTAGATTACAAAATAAACTATAATTGTATATAATAAAGTATGTTTATGATCGAGGAACCTTATGGTATATCAGAGTTCCAGGCGTGGTTAATATCACTTACATTAGGAATTGTATTAATAAAAAGAAAACTTCGCGGTGAAAAATATATCAAGTAATAATAAATGCACGTTCGTTTACAAAAAAGTCCGCGTTTTGATAAAAAGTATAGAGTTACTTTTAAAAATGGAAGGGTCGTTGACTTTGGTGCAAAAGGGTACTCGGACTATACGAAACACAAAAATCCGTTTCGTATGCGTTCATATGTAACTCGACACGGTGGTTACGTTCCTTATATGGTACAGAAACAGACCGATCCTAATCTCGTTCACTTAAATATGCTCGATGTTACTAAAAGCGATAAAGAAAACTGGGGTAAAACAGGTTTTTATACCGCGGGGTTTTGGTCTCGTTGGCTCCTGTGGAGTCACCCAAATTTAGAAAATGCTAAAAAATTAATAACAAAAAAATACGGTTTAGTTTTTAAATAAATACGTGATTTTTAAGATTGAATTATACTCAGTCATCAAAATCATTCTTCTTCTGGTTCATCTTTCTTAGCAAATCGTTTTTTCGTATCCATGGTTATTAAATAAGAACAAAAGCACCACGAAACACACGAGAGTAATATTCCCATCAAAATAGGTGGTGGTTTGAAAGGAAAACTAAAGAGTTTCATGGATACCATGAAACAACACACGCAACTGAAAATTCTTTGTATTAATGTAACATTATCGTACGTTTCAGTCATTTATAATGCACTTAGAAAAAATTATCAGTTCTGTATAATTTAGCCTGAAAATTACCAGTTTGACCGAGAACAGATACGGACTCATTACCGTATAATTCTTGACACCCAATATCATCCATACAATCTCTATCATCTATCGTTATTGGGAGTGAATATAACTGATTACCCGGAGTAGTTGTGTAATAATTGTACCTATCGCGTCGACCTCTTACTTCTTTTCCGTATATCGGTAAAGTTTCTTCGTTGTCACCGACGAGAACACCCATTTGTTGAACATGACCGGGTTTATATTCCTTAATTGGCGGACTTCTATATTCCTTTTCCATTGGTATCTCTACTGGAACTTCAACTGGTACATGAACTGGTACTTTTTTTCTCAAAACGATTGGATTACGTACTTGATAAATTATAACAACTGCAAGTATAAGTAATGCAAAACTTAACAATTTTTGTTTAGTCTTAATCTTCATTTGTATATACAAATATTATTTCTTACCAATCAGGGTTTTAAGTGGTGTGAGATCTATTCTTTGTAACCTAAATTGAACAACCAACCAAAGAAAAAACAAACCACTCTTCAAAAAATTGTTCGCTGCTGTATCATCCATTACATATATCGGACCCATAACTTTTCCAAAAAATGTTTTATCCTTATCTTCACCAGTTATCGCCATTTCAAGCTGTGTCAAAGCACACGTATCGTCATTAACTGACCAATGAAAAAATATAAAAGGTACAAGAATTGAGTAAAATTCAAGGTTTTGTTTATTATTGGTGAATGGTATCACGAGCATAACGGCGAAAAAAACCAAGTGGATAAAAAATATAATGTTCATATCTATTAGTATGAACGAAGAAAAGAAACTGCCTAAGATATGGCACTCTCAACAGGAGAAAATTCTTAAATCATGGGGCGAAGCCGCTGCGTGCTATAGGTATATGCATTACCAGGCGTATTGTTCATACAAAAATCAAAGTATGAAATTCACAATACCGCTTATAATAGTAAGTACTATTACAGGTACTGCAAACTTTGCACAAGAAACATTTCCACCGACAGTACAACCGTACGTACCATCGGCGATTGGTGGTCTGAATCTTATTACTGCGATAGCAACAACAATCATGCAATTTCTTAAAATAAATGAACTTATGGAAGGTCACCGCGTCGCTTCTGTACAATACGGTAAAGTTTCAAGAACAATTCGACTTGAATTAACTTTACCATTAACAGAAAGAACACAAAGTGGTACAAATATGATTGAAAATATGCGTGCTGAGTACGATCGATTAATAGAACAGTCACCGAACGTCCCCAAATATATAATAGATGCGTTTGAAAGAGAATTTCCAGATGATAATGCATTCTTCAAACCAGAGATTATGCATATCCAACCCATAACACCGTTTAAGGCTATAGCGGAAAATGCTGTTATAACCAAACTTAAAGATGCAGTTACTGGAACAGCAAAGCGCGAATTAAAAAACGAACTCGAAACTATTAGAGGTAATGTTAAAACAGCTAAGAAAACTATAAAAGCGGATATTGAAGGGAAACAACAACGTATCGATGAAATTTCAGATTTAAAAAATAAAGGTCTCGTAAGCATGAAAGGTGATTTAATGAACGAATTACGTCGTAGAACAGAATTAATGGAAGTCGTTACCGAAACACCTCCTGTAGAAGAGGAAGAACAGGAGGCTAAAGAATTAGAAACGGAATCCGATAAACGTAAATCGATATTGGAAAAGATTATCACAGAATCGCCGAAAGACGATTCGAAAGATAAGCAACCATAACAAAAAGAGCTAAGTTAAAGAATCCAATACACATAACATAAGGGAATATCTTCCTTTTTATAGGATCTATAACACGTTTTTGAAGTGCGTCATTATTCAAAACTAAATCTAATGCTTGATTAGTAAGATCGTCATCGTCACTGGACATATGGATTCTTTTATTACTATAAAAAAACAAAAAAAGAAAACCGAAATATCATTACGCGATAATGAAATAAAAAATCTAAAACGGTGTTTGGATGAAGGTAAAAACGTTTTCTTATGCGGGCCTGCGGGGTGTGGTAAAACATTTATCCTGCAAAATGTTTTGGACGAAACAAACAGTGTAGAAATATGGGATGAACCTTTACGTAAAAAAGATATATTTTTAGGTACATTAAAAAAATCAAATATGCACGCTTACATAGAAGATTACGATTCGGATATACACGTGTATAAAAATATTGTGGAATCCGTTTCGGAAGGTAATAACGTTACAGGTAAACAATTGGTAGTCACGACAAAAAATGTTTATTTTATGGATAACTTTACGACTCTAATTATACAGAGATTAAAACCGGAAAAAATAATTACTCTTAATCCAAAACATATCAATAGTTCATTCGCTGCACATAAATGTAAAGGTAATATTCACAATTATCATCACTATTTAAACTTTCCGTGTGATAAAGATGTTTTCCAGACACCAAAAGAAATTGTTACCGATATTTTATGTAATTCTAGTGACATAGATATAACAAACTGTATCCATGAACACGGTCACATTTGGTCAATCATACAGGAAAATTACCCAGATTCAATAACAGATAATTTTGAAAAAATAACACAAGCTTTATCACAAGCGGATAATTTTGATACGGAAATATACAATGGGGAATGGGATATAATGCCGTATTTCGTATTAAACGCTATAAAAATACCCAAAAGTTATTTCGAAAAACAAATTGATCCCGAAAATGTGCGTCCCGGAAGATTCTGGACTAAATACGGAAACCAAAAAATGAGACACCAAAAAATCAAAAGTATACAATACAGGTCGCCTATAAAAATGGGTCAGGGTGAATTTATGCTTTTAAGAGAATATGCAAAAAAGGGTAACGTTTCATATTTTAAAAAATATAATTTAACACCGCAAGATTTTGACGTCATGAACCATTTAGCTATACATAATAAACTTAAACAACGCGAAGTTACAAAAATAAAAAAGTTGATTAAAGAAGAAATAACAAATTAAATCATATTAAATGACTACAACCACTAACACGGATGACGAAGAAGACTTTAAAATCACTCGCGTTATTGGTAATGAAATATTATATTACGGAGAAATCACTGACGAAGATATTCTCGAATTTGTAGAAGAGTTTAAGAAACTCGAAATTAAACTTCTTAAACAAAAGGCGGAACTTATAGGATACGAACCAGTTATACGCGTACATATATGTAGCGGTGGAGGCGATTTATTCGCGGGTCTAAGTGCAATGAACATACTCGAAAAGTCTCGCGTTAAAGTTATCACGATCGCACAAGGTGAGTGTGGATCAGCAGCAACGTTCCTTCTTTTGGGAGGACACGAACGCCGTATCGGTAAGAACGCACATATTCTCATACACCAAATATCAACGACCGGGTTTTGGGGGAAATACGAGGAAGTTAAGGATGAAATGAAAATGTGCG